CGGCCCCGGACGAAACGCGCCACTTCGTACCGACAAGGTGCACGCGCCCCGCGTCCGCCGCGTTCATGCGCGCTAGAACGTCTTCATGCCGCTCATCCGTGAGCCATTGCGCGGCGCACGTGTAGCGCGCTTCCGTGCCGCCGGCCTTTAGCGTAACCGCCTGGTCACAGATGTTTGCCGCGGCCGTCACCGATGGCCAATCGACGGCGGACGTGGGCAACGCCGCGCCAAGCGCATGAATGAGGTAATTGGCTTTGATGATTGCCGCGTTGGACGAATAGCCCCACGTGGTCGGGTCCGCGATATTGTGCGCGCCGTTTCGTGGATCGTAGCAACGGAAGCCCGACACGTCGAAAGTGATGTCGGGCGTGCCGGCCTGATAGACTTTATCGAACGCGGTCGGGTTCACGGCGGGATCAAATTCGACAACCGCATATGCGATCTGCTTGCCGACGTGGTCCGCCTTCCAGCCCGGGAATGCCGCAGTAAGCCACGGGTCTGCCGTCAATTGCGCGCCGCTGTAGAGCTTCACGCGCGCGGAATATTCGGCGTTCTTCGCCCAAGGTGAAGTTGTGACGCGGTCGCTTCCGTCGATCGACAAAAGCCTGTCGTTGAAAAACACGGCGTTGATCGCAGTCACGGGCGCGCCGGCGATCATGATGACGTTGTAAGTTTTCGTACCCGACTTCGCGGAGACCACGATTTTGCCGCCTACGCGCCGATGCCCGAACACGCCCGGGAGCGGGCTTCCTACTTCCACGCTCGCCGTCAAGTTATCCGTCATCGGGCGAGGCGTCGCCGGCGCAAGCGTGGTTTCCGTCTTCGGTTTCTTGGCGAGCTTGCGCGCGAGAAACCCCGTCACTACCGAAACGGCGGCACCGATCGCAGCTTGCGCGAGCAAATTAGGCATCAGAGATCCCACGCTTTTTCGACATTGGCCGCGAGGCCGAAACGACCGTCAGCGAACCGCGCGACAAACCCGACAGGGAAGCGGACGCATAGCGCACCGTCCGCAGTCACGCCGATACTACCCGCACTCGCGAACCGCGGCGGCACGGGCCGCGCGCCCATGCCCTCGAGCACGCCGCCCGCCGCTTCGGCCATCGTGCGCCAGCCGCGAGCGCGCATCCGCGCACGGGACGCGATCCGCGATGCGTAGGAGCCGCGCAACGGCCCGAGTGCGTCGCGCCCCGTGACCGCTTCGACGCAATCCGCCGCGAACGTCGCACAATCCGCGCGACCCCATTGGAACGGGGCGCCGTTCTCGCGATCGAAGATCGCTTGCAATCGCTGTTCCCATCCCGGCAACCTATCCACGTTCAGCCCTCGAGCAACGGCCGCGGCGCGCCCATGAGGCGGTCCGTCGGTTCGAAAAACAGATCTCGCGGTGACGGATTCCCGAGCCGGCCGTTGTGGCTTTCCGTCGTGGCGCGAAGCCCGTTCGATCGCCGCATATGTGACGCGAAGTTTTCGCACGTCAATTCGGCGGACACGTTCTCACCAAGCGCGAACGTGAGCACGTCCGCGACGCCGGACCAGATCGCGACGGGATCGGCGAGCGGCAACCCCGTGGCGGTATCGCCCGCTGCGAAATAGACCGTGACCGGGCGGCCCTGATAGCGCTCCGTCCGGCTCGAGGCGACAACGCCCGGCGTCAATACGTTATTCGGTACGCCCGCCAGCAACAGCGAAATGGATGTTGCGCGTAACCCGGCGTCCGTCTCGAGCCCGCGAATAACGCCGAATTCCCCAAGCCCTTTCCACGTAGCGGCGAGCGCGGTCACGTCGCCAACGCCGTTCCACACGCGCACCGTGCCGCTCGCGAAATCGAATTTCACGAAGTAGAGCGGCATTTTCACGCGCGCGGCAAGCGCGGATTTCTGTGCGACGGTTAGGCCACGGGGCATGCTTTATCGCCTCAAATAGCCGCTATCCGCGCGGTGCCGATCGCCGACCGCGCCGACGGCTTGGCGGACGAGGCCCGGCGTGCTTCGGGCGAATTCTTCGCGCGCCACGGCGCGGAGCTTGGCCACGGTTTCGGCCGTCGCGTCGCCCGCAATGTTGATCGTGATATTCGCAGGCGACGACTGCCCGCCGCCAAGCATTTCCACGCCTAGCCGCCCGCCCGGCCCGCGGCGCAAGGGCATGATCGCTTCGGGGCCCGCTTCGGCCATGACGCCGCGGAAGCCGCCGGCGCCCGCCATCGCGACGGGGCGGTCAAATACCCCGCCATTCGCGAAGCCGAACAACGAGCCCGCCCCGCTGATCAGCGAACCGATCCCGCCCTTTCCGATGCCGAACGGGTCCGAAGCATCCGACACGCCGCCAGCGCCAAGAAAGCCGCCGATGCTCTTTCCAATGCTTTCGGCGAGGGGTTTCATAATGGCGAACTGAACGACCATGTCCGCCAGTTTCAGCGCCAGATTGCCCAGCACTTCGCCGAACCGCTTCCCGTCTTCGATGCTCTGGCGGAGCGACGTGAACATGGTTGTCGCGAATTCGGTTCCGAACTGGTTCAACTCCGCCTGCAATTCCTTCTGGCGCTGGGCTTGGTTCGTGGTCGCAATCATGAGCTCGAGCTCGCGCGACAACGCCGGCTCTTTCTTGCGCATCTCCGCGGTAATGCGCGAGTGAATTTCTAGTTGTGTCTCGAGGTTGTGGACCCGGTCTTTATCGCCCGCGGCTTGGGCTCGCGAGATTTCCGCGCGAAGCCGCTCCGCCTCGATCTGCTGCTTTAGCTGCTTGGAAAGCTCGCTTTCCTCGAATTTGATTTTAGCAGGCTTGTCCGGGTTAGCCGCGGCCTTCACCGGGTCAGCGGACGCCGCTTGCGTGCCGCGGAATTGCTCAATCGTGCGCAGTTGCGCGGTTAGCTCCCGCGCGCGGTCGATCGTCTCTGACAGCCCCGGCAACGACGCGCGAGCGGTGTCCGCAACGGTCTTCGCTACGTCCACCGAAGTCATCGAAGACCACAGCGACGAAATGCCGTCGCGTAGCGCCGTGATACCTTCAACCGCGATTTTATAAACGGACGATTCCGATATGGCCGTTGTCCAGGCGATATACTGAATTCGGGCTTCAGCGAGGAAACCGCCGACCGTCTTGAGCGCTTCGCCAATCGCGCCCATTGTATCCGCCAACGCGCGGGCGCCGCTTGCGAACGCCGGGGACAGCACCGCCGCGCGCATCTGGTCCAGCAGTTCAACGAACCGTTGCGTCGCGCCAGATTGCGCCGCGATCTCGCCGAACGTCAGCGAGATTTGCGACGTGAGTTGCGAGAACGCCTCGCCCGCCGTCTTTGGGACGCGCGAAAACTTATCATCTATTTCCGCGCCCGCGTTAAGCAGCGCTTGCGTTAAGACCTTACCGGAAAGCTGCCCCGCTTCGGCCATCTCGCGGAGCTGTTTGGCCGTCTTTCCGGTCTGCCGCTCGAGGATCCGAAGCACTTCGGGCAAATTCTCCGCGACCGATCGGAATTCGTCGCCCTGAAATTTGCCACTCGAAATCGCCTGGCTTAGCTGGACCATGGCCGAAGTGGCTTCGGCCGCGGACACGCCCGAAATCTTCGTAACCTTCGCCAGCGTCTCCGCGAGCCGAATGCCCTGGGCTTCCGAGTAGCCGAGATCATTCAGCGCGTTCGCGTTGCGCCTGTAGATATCCGCCAGATCCCCTACCGGCGCCCGAGCCCGGTTCGCCGCTTCCGAGATGCCTGCTAGAAGCGCGCCGGCAGATGTGCCTTCCTTCGCGAGGATCCCGAGCCGAGCCGAAAGAAGTTGATAGTTATCCGCCGCACCGATCGTCGCCCGCGCGCTAGCTTGTATCGCCTCTTTAGCGATCCACACCTTAGCGGCCAAGCCCACGAACGAATTTTCTAGCGCGCGGATAGCGCCGGCACCGGCCGCCGTCGCGGCGCGCATAGACGCGAGCGCGTTATTGAAATCACGCGCGCCCGACGCGGCCCGCTGGCTGTTGATTTCGGCGATTATGCTGATCGTCATCGCGCGAGCACAATTCTAATAACAGATCGTCAAGCGTAGCGAGGATGTCCTCTACCACGTCAGACGAAAGCTCGCACTTGCAACGCTCCGCTTCGTCGCGCATGTCCCGATACGAAATCGGGGCGGGGTAGCCCATGGCCGTGTAATTCCGGCCGCGCGACAATCGAAGAAACGACTTCCACACCGGCAACGCGCCGGGCAGAATAAAACAGCCATCCCATATTTCAGGCGGGGTACGTTCCCGCCAACCGCCGCGGCCCGCGAAAAACTTTAAATGCTCTTTCCACGGGCCTTGCTCATAGCGGAGGCGGGCCGTCAGTTTCCCGCCGTGGCCTTGGCTTTCTTGGCGATCGGCAGAGGCGCCGCGAAGCGTCCCGCCTCGCCGGCCGCCGTCGAAAGCTCCACGAAGATGTCCGGGAATTTTTCGAACAGTAGCAGCGCATTGCCCAGCGTCGGCGGGAAGGGCTTCCCGTCCGGGCCGGTCACGGTCCAGTCGATCAAGCAGCCTTCCGCGAACGCCTCGCGCATCATGGCCGCGTCGATCGCGGCGAGCTTGTCCGGCATGGCCGTGCCGGGGTTCTCCCGCTGCCACGCCATGAGCTCCGCGGCCTCCGGGCGCGCGGAGCAGCGAACGACGGCGCGTTGGTAGTCCGCATTCCATGCGCAGCGGCGCCGCACCGTGAAAGCCCATTCCGGATAGCCGGGAACCGACACCGAAATGCCGCCGGTTTCCAGCCGCTCCGAATATTCACGCCGCTGCCATGGGTTCATGATTAAATGTTCCTCGTTATGCGGATCAACCCGCCGGCGATAGTTGACGACTGAATAGCGCGGAAATTGAGGTTCAGCAACAAATCGCCGTCTTTCGATTCGGCTTGGGGCTTCGGTTCCTCGAGCAAAATCGACGGCATTTCGAAACGCGTGATCTTGCCGGCCGTCGTGCCGACCTGAAATGAAAGCGACGTAGCGGTTGCGTCCTGAAATGCCGTCAGTACGTCATATTCCGTATCGGCGAGATACAGCCCCACGGTGCCGGTCACTTCCAGATCGCCCGGCGCAAGCTCGATCGCGTCCAGGCTGCCCAGCGCCGGGCGGGCGCGAAGGTTGTTATTAACCTGCATCGTGATCGTGTGGACCGCATCCAGAGCGAGCCCCGCCATTGTGATTGTGCCGACCTTGTCGCCCGCGAAGATCGGTTCAGCGTTACCGGCCGTGTACGTCGCGCCCGCGATCAACGCGTTGTTGAATTCCGAAAGCCGCGACATGTAGCCGACTTGGGCCGTCACGATCTCTTGCGCTCGCGCATTGAGGCTGAACGTATTGACTTGGGCGCCGCGGAGCCGCTTGAAAACGTCGGTTGCGCCGGTCTCGAAACGCGTTTCCAGCGTGAAGGGCTTCGGCGTGTTCGCGTTAACGAGAACATCGGTGGACCAGGCGCCGCGCAACGCGGCTTCCAGCATGTCTTCAAGGCTGCCGTCCGTAAATTCGCAATCGAACGCGCCGGCGCCCATGCGCGCGGCGAGCGCGTAGTTCTTCGGTCCGCGAAGCGCGTTGAGCTCGCCCGAGAACACGAGCTTGCGCTGCACTTCCAGGCTTTCGCCCGTGGCTCGGAAGATCTGAAAGGCCGGCGTGGCGGGCGTCGTGCCGTCCGTCACTTCCGGAATGTAGGAAACTTGCGTAGTTGCTGCGATAGCGCGGGGCATAGGCGTTACTCCGTTCGATTGGCGTAGAATTGCAGGATCACGGGGACCGCCCAAAAGCGGCCTACGTCATTGTCCGACGCTTGCCCGGCCCCGATCGTGCGGCGCGTGAAAACCACGTCTGGCACGTCGGGCACCTTGAAGGCCGCGCGGATCTGTTCCGCGTACCCCTCCGCAGTGCCGGCGAGCGAGCCGCGCGGCACGTACACGTAAATTCGAAACTCCCCATAGTCGCGGTGCAACCGCTGGCCATTCGGCCCGAGGCTTGCCGGTTCTTCGTCGCGCACTTCGATTTCGGAATATACGAAGCCGTTCGGCGCGGCCTCGAGCGTTGGCGTCCGATCGTCGTTTGGCCAATACAGGGGCAGCGCCGTGAATTCGGCGATCAGCCGGGCCCGCAACGCCGCCGCGTATGTTGTGAAATCAGCCAAGGCGGCGCACTCTCAGAAGCGGGTTGCGAAAGCGGCGAAGAAAGTCCCGCACGGTCGGATCAAACACGCCGTCCGGCGTCTGCCATGAGTGCCGGCCGATTTCGATCCTGCGAATGTACGGGACGGAATTCGAGATATAGATTCGATCCCCAAGCCGGAACACGCGCAACCGCGCCGCGATCCGCGCAATCGGCTGATTGCGGATCGTGCGGGGCGGTAGTTGCCGCGCTCCGCGCCCGGCGGGGTATTTATAATCCGGGTCCGCGGGCTCTGCCGAGTAATCAACGGCGTTGATCCCCATGCGCATCGAACCCGCAAGCCGGCCCGACGCGACGGGCGATCCGAACCGGCCGCCGCCTTGCGTCTTCGCTTCGGTCTGCAAGTCCGAATAAAGCTGCAATGCCATGCTGCGGATGGCTTCCGTGCCCTCCGCAACGACGCGGCGCGCGGCTTCGCGGGCTTGGCGATCGAACTGCGACAGGTTCATTGGCGCACCGTCAGCTTATAGACCGCGACGGCCGATCCGATGCGCGGGGCATAGACGTTCGTTATCTGCCGCCACTCCGCGCCGGCGTCCGCGACGTGCGACCCGAGCGCGATCCTGTCGCCCTTCACGGGCACAAAGCCGCACGGCGGGGCGGTCACGGTAATTAGCGCATCGCCTTCCACGATCGCGCCCTTGATTTCGTCGGGTCTGTAGAACCGCTCGCGCGCCACGACCTCGAGGAACGTCACGGTCGCCGTGCCTTTGGTCCAGGCGTTCGCGCCGGCCGCCACGGTCTCGCGGCGGATCGTGAAGCGCGCCCCGTTGCGGGCGGTCATGCGGGCGACGGTGGCTTGCAGGCTCATGCGAATACCCTGAATGCAACGGCTGCCGCGGCAGCTACGAACGCGAGCACATAAAGCCCGATCCAGAATTGCGCGCTCATGTCGAATACCTCAGAACGTAGGGCGCCAGAAGATTCGCGACCGCCGACGGGACGCGCACGCCGTTCATGCCCTCGAAAAGTACGGAACCGGGCGGCGCGTAGGTAATCGAGCCCACGTCCGGGACTTGCTCTTGCTGGACGCCCTCCGCGCGCTGGGCATTCTCGAGCGCGGCCTTCAACAGCGCGTTTGCGGCTTGCTCGATCGCGGGCGGGATCGGATCGTATCCAGCTTCATAGACTGCGACATAGTCCGCGCCGACTTCGAAGCCGCTGCCATCGATCCGACGAAGCATCGCGGTATCTTTGGCAAGCCGGAAATCCCCAACAACTAGCGCCGCGCCGTCGTAGCTCAGCGACGTAAGCGACGCGGCGGGCGCGTGGCGCAAGATCAGCGACCGCGAGACAACGTCCAGCGTGATCCGCTCCGTTACCGTCCGCCGCTTGATGACCGTGCCGCAGTAGGCTTCGATTTGCACCGATACCGCCTCAATCATGGCGGTTAGAAACGCGTCGCCGTCATGCCCCGCGCCGCCGATATAAGTCCGCGCGCTGGCTAAAGTTGTAAAGGCCAGTGAAGCGGAAGCTATTTCAACGTCGCGGAGCATGGGGCACCTTCAACAGCGGGAAGCGATTACGCGGCGGGCGTGGCCTTGCTCTTGGTGACAACGACCAATTCGGCCGTATCGAGCGCGATCATGCGGTGCGCGACCTCGGGCAACACGCCGCGGATCTCGCCGACGCGGAGGCCCAAACCCGCCTCGCCGGCGCGGTTCTCGGGGCCGTCGGGGCTGCCCGGGTTGACCTTCACGCCCTTGAACTTGACAGGCACAAGCCCCGTCTCGTTAGCGTGTTTCTGGACTTCGGCAAGCGTAGGGGTAGACATGGTGTTTCCTTATTTCAAGTTTGTTTCACTGATCATTCTCGGGGAACGGGCGGGGTTAAATCCCCGCCCGCCGGGACGCTATTAGGCGCCCCACTTGAGTGCGGTCAGAATGGCCGCGGCCTTGTCGTGGCGCATGTCGAAATCATGCGACGCCATGGCGCGAATCACGGTTTCGTCGAGCGAGAACGCGGATACGAGAGTACCGCCCGCGTTCTTGTAGCTCGCCTCTTGGCTGGCCTTCAGCGTCAGTGACCGGGTGTTACCCATAAGCACGTGGCCGAAGTCCACGAGGTAGAGCTCGGATTCGTTCGTGCCGACGCCAAGCGCAACCGGGATAAGGTCCGACACGATCACCGGGACGTTGTCGTACCAGACCGGCGCCTCGAGATGCAGACCGGGGAACACATAGCCCGAGATGCCGTCACGCATGAACTGCAAGTAACGGAACGTGCGCGAAGCCATGAGCCAGCGCCGGCGCCGCTTGGGCACAAGCGAGGCGTCCAACTTCGTCATCATGGGCTTCACGTCCGCGTCGATCTGAGCGACCGTCGGGGCCGTGAGGTTAGTCGCGGCAACCTTGTGCGCCGCGGCCGTGAGTGTCAGCAGGCCGGCGGGGTTCTGGCCGGTGCCGTCGCCGCGGAGACCAGCAGAATCGATACCCTGCATGATGCCGTTGGCCAGATCGTCGCCGAAGATCGCCGGGAGTGCGAGGGGGCTGATCTCGATCGCGTAGTTGCCCAGCGCCGTGATCGCGCCGATATGCTTGGCGCGCATGTTGATCTTGCGCGTCGTGGCTTGCGTGTAGCCGAGATCCGCATTCTCAGCGTGGTACGTGCCCGCCGCGCCGGCGTTACCGCCGGACATGTCGAGCGAGCCGAGCGGCATCGGGATCACGTTGGGGCCGCCGCGCATGAACGCCGATTCTGCCCGAAGGAATTCGAGGAATTCCGATGACAGCGGCGTCATGATCATGTTGTCACCGCCCTGCCCGGAAAGGCTGTTCAGGCCGCGAAGCACCGTCGGGCTGACGCTATTTCCGAGTGCGGCGATAGCCTCACGCTGAATGCGATCGGCCTCCGCGAGGCTCTTGTCCACGAGGATTTGGCAGCCCGACCGCTGCAAGTGCTCGAGCGGCGTGAAGCGCGGCACGGCCTTGTTCTTCGCGACGGACCAGGCGTAGGCGCCAAGCTCTTTCTTCCAGGCGTCCGGATCCTTCGGGTTGGCGAAGACGCGGGCCGCCTCCGCTTCCGGACTGTGATCCGGCGCGTCGATCGCAGCGGCGGGACGTGCCACGCGCTCAATCACGCCCGTTGCGTCGCGCTGGACCGGCGCGGCGGGGATCTGGACCGCGGCGGCCTTGGCAGCGCGCTCCGCGACCTGTTGCAGCGGGACGATATCGGCGAGGGCCTTGTCAGCCTTCGCGGTCAGATCGTCGAATTCCTTCTGTTCCTCCGCGGTCAGAGCGCGGCCACCGTCCTTCGCGGCGATGTCGAGAAGCTCGCCTTGGCGCGCGGCGGCTTTCTCCGCGATCTCGCGGAGTTCCTTAATACGTACATGCATGGGGTGTGCCCTTTCAAGCTAGCTGCGATCGCAGCTTTCGGTGCGCGACTTGATTTCGCAAAGTCGCGACGTTGTGGGTTGATTGATGAGGGGCGGGGGTATTGCTGGCCAGCAATTTCGAGACCAGATCCGCATAAGATCCGGTATTTTTGGCGCCGACGGCATCGGCGAGCGGGGCAATATCGACGCCGCGGGCGACGGCGCGAGCGAGCGCGCCGGGGTGCATCGGGATATTGCAAATTGAGTATTCCAGAAGCTCTTGCTCGAGCCAGTCAATCCCGCCGTCTTTCTCGCGGTATGCCCAGCGGAGCGGCTTGAAACCGACGGAACCGGCGTTGATAAATCCGCCGTCCACAAGGCGGAAAATCGTATCCGCGAAGGGGTGCTGTTCCTTCGTGGCGAAAGTCACGTCACCCACGAGCCAATCGCCCTCGAGCCCGAGCCGAGCCATGCGGCCGATAGACGGCAAGTCGTGGTCGTGGCCCCATAGAATGATCGGGTTCGCCAGATAGTTTTCGAGCTTCCAGCCGGAAAGCGAGACCGTGTCGCCAGCGCGATCTTGCACGGCGTTCGAAAGGCGGAACGGAATGGTTCGCGCAACGGCATCCGTTTTCGGTTCGGCACGCCGCGACGTGATATAAATCAGATCACCCATGGGCGGGCCTCATACGGTTCAGCATGGCAAGCGCCACGGCCTTCTGGCCTGCAAAGATCTTGCGCGCTTCGGCTTCGATCGCGCCGGCAATGCGGGCGTGCATGCCGCCCCACGCCGCTTCGAAAGCGGTATCGGTGAGATTGGCCGCGCGTTGGAGCTCGCCCGTCAGCACGGGCCGCATGGCGCACCGGCAGTGAATATCCTCGGAAGTCACGCCGAAGTCGCCCGGATGGTCCGCCTCCGCGCCCGACGGGCTACGGAATTTCTCAGAAAGCCGCTTGATCTGGCCGTGAAGCGCTTGATGCGTCGTGCGCACGGCTTGATCGCCGCTCGCAAGCCATTTCTTCGCGTCGAAGCCCGCTTGGCGGGCCGCTTCATGCGAGCCGAAGCCCGTCACCGCGGTTGCTTCGGTCTGGCCGATGATCGGGGCCCGCGTGCTCGCGGCATCCTCGAAAATCTGTTCAATCCGGTCTGACAAGGCGGCTAGACTTTCGTTAGCCGCGGCACCTTCAACAAGCGAGGCTCTTAGCGCTTTCCGTGTCGTGTCGTCAATACCTGAAATGAGGCGGCTTCCGCGGCCGTCGAGCCAATTGGCAACGGCCGACGTGACCTGAAAGCGTACTTCGGTCTCGAGAACGCCGAGCAGGTCTTCGCCGTAAGTTTCGAGCAACTTGAGAAAAATCGCGTCCATGATCCGCGTCGCTTCGGCAACAACGGACGGGTCCGCATGCGCGTCGGATACCCTGATTATTTCCTCGGGGGAAAGAGTTTTTCGCTCCGCGGAGGGGGAATTTCCCCGCGGAGCTACGTCATTTCCCCTAGTGGCCTTGCCGGTTTTCGCGTCGTCGCCCGGCTTCGGCTTGGGTTTCTTGCCGCCGGGCCCGCCCTCGCCGTCCGGATCGTCGCCGCCGTCATCGTTCGCGGCGAGCGGATCGGGGCGGGGCTTGTCGAATTCCTCGCCGGGCCAAGGCTTGTCGCCCGTCAGCTTGCGGAAATCGTTGTCCGCATAGGCGCCCGGCCGCGCCGTCATGACGGACAGCTTAAATACAAGATCCTCTTGGATTGGCGTTTCGTAGCGGAGCTCGAGCCCGTCCAGGCCGAACGCTTCCGTGGCCCACGGCCCGAGCACGTCCAGAAGATCGGCAAGGCGTGGATCGATCACATGCTTGCCTAGCAAGTGATCCGCCGCGTCGATCGTGGCGCGGTTGCTGTTCTCAAGTCTGCCAAGGATCTCGGGCGGCACGCCGTAGAATTCGGCAATTGTCGCCTTGCCCTCTTGGCTGATCTCCGCAATCGAGTTGTCGCGAAGCGAGCGCGTCAATTCCTTCACGTCGATAGGCTGCGACGAGAAGAACGGCCGAAAAGCATTGGCCACGCCCCGATAGCGATTGTTCCAATGTTCCTCGAGCCGGGGCCGGTCGCGGTCGCTGATTGGTGCATCCTTGCTGCCCGACACGATCAGATCAGGGCGGGCCGAATTCTTGAAGAACGCGGCGAGGTACTTCGCCGCGTTCTGATCAGTGTCGAGTTGGACGCGGGCCGCGTGCGCGTTGCTCGAGCCGCGGCCGTAGGGGTCCAGCGGATCGGGATCGCGGAAATGGATGATCTGATTGGCGGGAATGCGGTACAGCGTTCCGACCTTGGGTTGCACTTCGAACACTTCGCCCGGATCGTCCGAAGCGGGAATGTTCGTCACCCAATGCGGCGGGATCGGCGCGAATTCGACCGGCACGCCCGACCGATCCAGCCCGATTGCCCAAAACGCTTCGCCGGCGAGATCCTTGTGCGTCACCGTGACTTGCACGCCAAGGCGCCCGGGAAGCCGCTTCGTGCCTTTCTTGAGAAAGTCCAGAAGCGGATGCTTATCAACCCGCGTTCCGTCGGGCTTCTCCAAGTACCATTTTTGTGCAGCCGCGCGCTTGCCGATCTTGCCGACGATCGCGCGCACCCAAAGATGCTCATTGTAGAGTTTCAGCAGGTCCGCGGCGCGCGGAGGCGGCGCGGTGTAGTCGTCATTCGCCGTGACGATCTCGAGGAACCGCGAGCCCTTGCCCGCTTTCCTTTCGGGCTTGTGGCCTGCAAGCCGCCGAACAAGGTTAGAAAAACTCATGAGTTGCGGTTCCTAGCGCGAGTTCGCCGACGCCATAGACAAGGGCGTCAAGTCTATCAGGGGAATTTTCGCCCGTAAAACCAAGGAAGTTGCACATTTGTTTCTCAAGTGCCGGAAAATGTCCGACGTGCGAAACAATTCCTTTTTCATACAGCGCGGCGATCGGCTCCGCGCGGAGGTATTTACCCCGCTTGGCGTGAATGCCCTTGAAGGCGAACGCCGCGCGATTACCCGCCTCCGCGGCTAGATTGCCTTCGATCAGATCGCCGCCCTGATTGATTTCGCCGACGATGCAATCCGCCTGGTACCGCTCATAGGCCGATAGCGCCATGCGCGCCCAATCCCGCGGCTTGTAGATGCCCGAAAAGTCGTCCAGCACGTAAATCCGGCCGTCAGCGGCAAGGCCGCACACGATAATTCCTGTCTCGTCGCTTTTCCGGCCCTCGAGCACTTCGGCCGTCACGGCGGGATCTATCGCAACAACGATCCGCACGAATTGCGGTTGCTCACCGTCGCGTATGCGGTGAAGCTCGATTGTTGCGGGGCTGAATAGCGCGCCTTCCGCGTGCTCGAGGATTTCGGCGTAAAGCTCTTGCTGCCCGCGCCGCGTGCCTTCAAATACTTTCTTGAACGTGGCCAGCGCCGACGGGGCAAGATTGGCCGCATTTTCGAAAGTGTTTCCCTTCGTTACCGCCGTGCCTGAATCCTTGATCAGTGCCCGTAAGAAATCGATGGGCCGCGGCGTGGACGTGGCGATAATTCGAGGACGCTTCCCGAGCCGAAGCCCAAGCAGCAGATTGTCCCACGCGTCTTGAAGGCGATTGCTTGGCGCCTTCCCGGGTGCACTCGAGGCGGACGCACCCCACGATGCGAGCTCATCGCACCATGCGCCGTGGTGTTGTGGACCGCGGAACCGATCGGGCTTTTCGGCGCTGTATCCCTGAATTATCGACCCGTTGCGGAGCGTGATCCGTAGCGCTTGCGAAGAATACCCGCGCGGGCCCGGCATGCGGAGATAGGGCGGGATCACGGCTAAAAGGCCGCTTTCCCCTTCGAAGCATACGTTGCGCACGTCCGCTTGCGTCGGCGCGGCGACTGCCCAGCGCGTGGCGGGTTGCGACGCTGCCTGAAATCCGATTTCCTCCGCGCCCGGGCGCGTCTTACCGAAACCCCGCCCGGCAAGCAGTAGCCACGTGCTCCAATCGCCATCGGGCGGGATCTGTTTCGGGCGCGCCGTCTCGAGCCATCGGGCGCGCCAGCCGACAAGCTCGAGCGTGTAGCGGTTCGCGCCATTGAGCCGCGCCGCTATTTCGTGGCGCGCACTCACTACGCGGCTTCCTTTGCCTTCTGGCTCGCCAGCTTCGCCAACATGTCGATTACGTCCGCCGGCGCGACCGCGTCGCCGTCGCCCTCGCCGTCACGCTTCCGCCAACGCCGCTCAAATTTCATGGCGCGAATTCGATCGTCATAGCGCATCGGATCGCGGGCTTTCATGAGGAACATCAACAACACGTCCGAATATTCGCGGAGCCGCAAGGGCTGCAATTCCCCGGTCTCGCGGTTCAGCGTGTAGACCTCACGGCCCTGATGCAGCGCGGGCTTTTCGGTGCCTTCCACGGCGCGGCGCGTGGCTTCGGCAGCGAGATAGTGCCGGCCCTCCGCAATCGCCTGGTCATAGGCAAGCGCGAATTCCTTATCCTGCTTTCGCAGTCGCCCCGCAGTGTTGCGATTGAGCCCGGACACGCCCGACGCTTCCGTGATCGACAGGCCCTTGCCTATCGCGGCGAGGAACGCCACGCGCTTCGCCTCGCCATTTGCACCGATCTTCCGCGGGTTTTTCTTCGCGGCCATAGCACTGATATTTCCCTGCAATTAAATGAGTTGCAGACAATACGCGCAAAATCTGTCAAGCGCAAAAACAGCGTGGCGTGGCCGCCCAAACGCGAAAGCCGCCCCGCGGTGTTGAACGCGGAGCGGCTTTCGTTTCGAGTAACTGTCCCTTGCCCCGGGACAGCTCTATTGCGTAGGGAGGCTACGACGCGAGAATAAATAGCACGAAGCCCGCAAGATCGTCAAGCACAAAAGCAGCGCCCCGCGATCCTGTCGGGGATCACGGGGCGGAACCTAGCGAGTTAGCCAGTCGCTAGTCGGCTCTTGGGTTTAACGCCGTTGCAAGGTCGGCCCGATCTGTTGCAGCCCGGCGCTTTCCGCGCCGCCGCAACCAGATTACGCGTCTGCCCTTGCCCGATGCTCGCGACGCTGCTTCGGCGTCACGCTCGAATGGAAAACCGGCGGGCGGCCACGGCCCGAATAGATAAGCTTCTGGCCAGAGACCGGGCAGACGGCAGGCTCGGAATTCTTACGCTTGGTCATGTTCGTTACTCCGTTGTGGGTTCGGACTTTCCGTAAAGTCGAATACCTTATTCGGCGTCGGCCTGCAAATATTCCGTATCGCCGGACCAGATCCCAAGCGCGCTGCCGGTCATGTCGAGCCCGTCAAACCAATCTTGAATTTCGGTCTGATCGCGCTTCGCCATGCGGAGGAACACGCGGACGGAATCGACATCGACGCCCGCGTCTTTCGCCGCCTTGAAAATCTCACGGATCTTTTCCCCGGCGCGTTTTTGCTCCTGCTGCAACGCGACCACGCCGGCGAGCGCATCGGCGTGCGGAATGTCCTTTTCGCGCGGCATCTCATCCGCCACGGTTAGGGGCAGATAGCCGAAGAACGATGCCGCGGCCGTGATCGTTTCTTCCCATTTCACGCGCTTTTCGGGGCTCATTTTCTTGAGCCGGGCCGCGGTACGGAGCGCGGCGACGTTGGCGCCCTTTTCCTTCGCGGCCTTGAGCGCGTCGCGAATGTGCTCGCCGTCCCGCTGCCGTTCGTGCTGCAATTTCAGCACGCGCTGATAGACGTAACGGGCCGCTGCCGTCTTGTCGTCGGGAATATCGATATGGAAATTGCCGACGTTGCGCGGGGCTGGCTCGGAAGAACGCTTGGCCATGGGCTGAACCTTTTCGAAGTTGTCTCACTGACGCTGGCGACGATTAGTAAATGAAATCTTTCAAACCTGCACGCCGATCAACTTTATAAATTCTGGAATTCATTTCGGAATTTCCCCGGCAAAATTCGGCGCGGCGCCCTACGGCAGGGGGACGGCGCTAAGCGGGCTGGCTCTAAGCAGCCGCTAGCCTCCCCGTAGGGGAGCGGAACCGGCGGACCGGCGGAAAGCCCGCAAACACGGGGTTTCCGCCGGTTCGGGCGGAACCGGCGGAGATCGAACCGGCGGAAAAATTCCCGGAAAATTCTAAGTGCTTGTTTCCATTGGCTTTTTAGACTTCCGCCGGTACCGGCGGGACGTGTACGGAATACCGCATCCGCCTACATCCGATGTATACGCCCTATGACCTAACCCCTTGATTTGCAAGGCTTCCGCCGGTTCGGGCGGAACCGGCGGGAACCGGCGGAACTGTAAACCTGAATTTTTACGAGGTACACGGATTCTCCCGCCAACAGGGCTTCCGCCGGTTGTTCGGAACCGGCGGAACGCCGCGGTGACTTTCGTGCTGCGCGGCACGAAATGCAATTACCAAGAATAATAGCGATGCGACAGATTACGGCCCCGCCACCTCGAGCCGGATATTCACAAGCGGCGGTTGTAAGTAATATTCCTGCTTGACGTTACGCGTCGGGTTGTATGTTCTCGACGTGTTCCCCGATGCATGCCGATTACGGAGTTGCCATGCGCGCCGACGAAGACGTTGCTACGGCTGCGGCACGGATCGCCGCACAACTCGCGCGCGAGCCATCCGCGTTGCGATTATCCGCCGACGAAATTGCACGGGACGCTGCTACCGTCTACGCGCTTGCCGTGGCGATGCGGGATGCGCTCGCCGCGTCCGATCGCGCCCGCTACCAACGGGCCTTACGCGCGCTCCGTGCCCGTGCTGCCCGCTACCAGGCGAAAGTCGTGGCCAATGGTGACGCCGCGGGAATGGTGGCGGGCCTCGAGCTCGCGAGCGGTACGCACCGAAGCGGACACCGCGATTGGTTCTACCTCGCCTAAACTGTTTCACCGGGCGAGGCTGTTGCATGCAACGGTGCGGGGCCGGAACTGTTGCGCGAGCAACAACTTATGCATGCAACAGCCTCGCCCGGTGAAACGCATTGTTTGGATTTTCGCGCTACGGTTTCCGTGTTGCGCAACGCTTGCACGTATGCAAACCGCGTTGCACGAACTGAAACAGCTAGCTCGAGGATGAAACAGTGCAGGAAACGTCAGTGCAACGCCCCGCGATCGGGAAATTGATCGAATTAGCGGTGGAACGGTTCTGCCGGCGCAAGCCCGCTCCGCTCCGCGCGTACACAGTCCGGCTATGTGAATACGTGCCGCGGACGACGGACGTGATCGTATACGCGAATTCCCCGGAAAACGCCGCAACCGCGGCGATTTTGAGGGGACGCGCCACGCCGATGAATTGGCATTTTCGCCCCGATCTGTCCGCCGGAACATTCGTCACGGCGATGCATGACGGTGAGCGCGTAATGGCCGCCCCTGCAACGCATGCAACGCCGCAACAGTGTGAAACAGTGCAACAATCGTGAAACGGTGCATGAAATGACCGACCCAATCTTGAAACAGTGCAGCGGCGGCCATTGCGCGGAGCGATGGGCTGTCTTCGTGTTGCAGCCCGCGCGCACGGAACACGAAACAGCGCATTGGGTTCCGCTCCGTGAGACGGTTGCATTCACGCGCGACGAAGCAATGAAACAGCACGCCGCGCACCTTCGCCGCCGGCCGTGTGAAACATTCGGCGTCGGGCCGTTGCTCGAATGGCTGCACTAGTTGCAACATTTGACGCGTTCCGTGCGTATCGGCATTCTATGCCCTGCAAGTCCTGTCGATTGGTCCGCCGGTTTCCCCCTTGCTCGCCGCGGCACCTTCAACGCTCGACAGGCAACAGCCCCGCGGCGTCGCCTCCCCGCCGCGGGGCTTTTCTTTTTCTGTGATTATTTTCGAGCGCAACGCGAAAAGCGTGTTGCGTTAACTTTGCCGTAAGTGATTTGCGCTAATTTCGTTTCATGAGCGGCGCACTAGGGCGCCACGGGATAGAGGGGAACGGAAAATGGCAAAGGTAGCTTTCGGGTCGTCGGTCTACATCGCCACGGGGCATTGCTTTTCGAATTGCGGCGGTCTCGCGCTGGCCGTATCGGGCGTCTTCGGCCGCGTGCTCGGGGAGACTGAGAAGGCTTTCGAGGTTCACGCGGAGACTGAAAAAGGCGCGATCGTCAAGATTTGGCTTCCGAAACGCGCGCTCGTTAAGCCGACCGTTTACGCCGGCTCGTCTACCGTTCACGTCTCACTCGCGCGTTGGTTTCGCCCTGAAGGCTGGACGGCGCGCGGCCTCGAAATCGCTACGCGCCACGCGGTTCTCGCGGGCTGACAGCGCGCGAAGGATATCGCACCATGACACGGCAAGAATTCATAGCTACGCGGCAGGCCGTCCCGAATGTTCGGGCGGCACTGCTGCCCGTCGGTTTCGACTATGGCGAGGAAACGGCAATCCCCGGATTCATTTACGGCGGGGATTGCTATATCTTCGGCACCGAATCAGGGGAGTGCGTAACGCATTGGTGCTCGGATGAGTTTCGCGGCACGCTAGCGGAGTGCGAAGCGTGGCTTTACGAATGCCTTGAAGGGGAAGGGCTCGTGTGATGGCCGAATTTCTAGGGATTGTTCTGGTGTTCGGGTTTTTCGTCGGGCTATGGCGCGCCGGCTTCAACGCCGGGCTCGCGTGGCTGGTTATCATCGTGCTCGCCGGCGTGTTCTTCTGGCCGCTCGCGGCCGTGATTGCGCTAGTAATTACGGGCTATGGCGTTTTTGGATCGTCCCCGAAGCGGGCTTAGAGGACTTAGCGGACATTTCTTTGTGTATGGCGCTTGACATACAATAGGCGATGCGCTATCTTCCAATCATCAGCAACGGGCAACGCGCCCACCCGAAAGGATGACGACATGGCACGCTTCACAATCAAGACCCGCGATCACGGCATGAAAAAGTTCTTCGTTCCTGACAATGGCGGCTATGTTCGCCTTGAAACCGGGAGCACGCACGGAACGCTCGGCAAACAGATTTGTTACGGTGGCGGATTCCACGGCAACACCATCACGGCCACGCCTGAGACGCTCCCGGCCGTAGCGCGCAGGTGGTGGAAGCAGCACCTCAATGCCGAGCGCAACTCGTGACCCCGCAACAGATCGCCCGAGCCCGTGACCGGCTCGGGCTGACCTTGGAGCAGATGGCGACCATGCTGGGCTACCAGGGCACACAGCGCCGGCAAATGCAGTACGACTTGGAGACCGGGCGGCGAGAAATTCGCGAGCCACAGAGGCGATTAGTCGAGGCGTATTTGTCGGGTTACAGGCCGCCAGACTGGCCCGACGACGAATGACCGCTTATCAGTAAAAGCCGCCTAGCTTGGATCGGATCTTATCCACGTGATCGGCGCCGCGCTGATTGCTTGGGCGCTTTCTATCGGCGGGGCGCCCGTGATCGGCGAGACCCGCACGCGCCCAAGCCCCGCCGCTTCCGCAACCCCGACGATCGGCCGCGACCCGGCATCCCCGAGCCCGACGGCGCTTAGGCGCCCGTCCGCGCGTTGGTCGATCCGGTCTGTCGGCGCGAAGTAGAAATGCGCGCCAGCGCGCAAGCCCAGCGCTGGCAGATCCACCGAAAGCGCGACCGCAACTAAGTCTCCGCTCGCGCTGTCCGGCGCGGGCGCCACGGCCGCGACCTCGAGCGGATAAATCAGCCCGTCGGCTTTTATCTGCCCTACAACTTGCACTGTTGCCGCTGGCCAATCTATCCCGAGCTTTTCAAACAGCGTGCGCGGCGGGACTTTCAGCACTTCGGCCCACAACAGTGCTTCCGGGATTTGCACGCGTCGCCGGCCGGCAAGCATTTGCCATAGCTTATTCGGGCTGATGCCGAAAAGCGGCGCGATCTGGACTTTCTGCAAGCCGAGCGCATCCATACGCTTTCGAAACCATTCGGCATCAGGTATAGGATTGCGAAAATCGTCATCCCGACGATTTATCTTGACGCTTTTAGCCATGGCCGAATCACCCTCGCCCGTAACTGAAAATCGCGTGTATATCGGATGCGATCCCGGTTCAACGGGCGCCATAGTCGCGCTGTTTCCAGATGGCAGCCTCGCGGTCTACGACGTGCCGCTTTCGGCGTCGCCCGTCGGCGGATCGGTTATCGACGATGCCGCGACTTGGGCGCTTGCCCAATTTTTATCCAGCTTCGGCCCGTGTACTTTCTGCATTGAACACACGTGGGGCGTGCGCGGGCAGGGTGGCTCGAGCCAATACAAATTCGGCGACACTGCGGGCTCGCTCCGCGCGATGTTCGTAGCCGCTGGCTGCCGCGTAGTGCGGGCGAGCTCACAGCGCTGGACGGCCGCCCTTCGCGTCGGCAGCGACAAGGCGCGGCACGTGGCGGCCGCGTGTGATCTGTTCCCCGCGCATGCCCGGGAATTCACGCCCGCACGCGGGCGAATAACGCTCGCGCAATGCGAAGGGCGCGCCGATGCAACTCTTATCGCTGAATACGCACGGAGAAACGGGCTATGATTTATTGCAGCAATTGCGCCTTTGCACGCGGAACGCCGCCCGTAGCGTGCGCGCGGCGGGAAGCAGAAACAATCGATCTGGTTTCCGGCCGTCCCGGCGGCCCGCTATTGCCCGCGCGTAGCGAACGCAAGCGCGGTTTCGTGGCCCGGCTCTTTCGGCTGGATAGGTGCGGCCCGGAAGCGAAATACTTCGAACGCAGGTCCGAAGCGCCGCGCATTGCTGGGCAGCACTTCGGCTCGGCGCTTAACACGCCCGTTTCGGTCAATGATCCGCCTACGCCTCCACCAAGGCTTCCGCCTACGCCTCCGCCGAAAGACCGGCGCGGGCACTATTAACCACTTAATGCGCGCGGAGAAACGGGCTATGAGCGAAGATCCAGACGAAGCGGAATTGCGCGGGCATTACGCCACGGGCGCCACGGCCTTCGTGAGCGTGTGCGTTATCGCGGCCTTCGCGTTCGTTGCTCTTATCGTTCTGCTTGGCGCCGCGGTGGAATGGTTGCGCGCGTGGATTTGAGCGACGATCAAATTGGCGGCGCTATTTTCCTTTCCGAGCGGCGCGTTGCGATGCTCGGGGACAAGGCGGGTTTCGGCAAGTCGGCGCAATTCGTCCGGGCGTGTGATTTGCTCGGCGCGTCCCGGATCACGATCATTTGCCCGCCTATCCTCCGCGTAAATGAAGCGGCCGAATTCGACAAATGGTCTTTTTGGGGACTTCCGGTCACGATCCTGCGAACCGGGAAAGACGCCGTTCCGCCGCGAGACCAGGCGGGGATTGTGATCGCGGCTTACACCCTCGTGGCCGTGAACGAAAGGATTAAGCGAGCGCTCGCCCGCCGCGGCGCCGACGTGCTCATTCTGGACGAAAGCCACAAGCTTAAAGACCCGAAGGCCAAGGCGACAAAAGCCATGTTCGCGGCCGACGGGATCGCGCGGAGCGCGGAACGCGTTTGGTTCGTGACCGCGACGCCGACGCCGAACCACGCCGGGGAATTCTTCGTGTTCGCGCGGACGGCGGGCGCGTGGCGCGGCACGTATAATCAATTTGTCGAGCGCTACTGCCGCACGGTCGAAACCCCGTTCGGCGCGAAAATCACGGGCACTCAGAACGAAGACGAATTGAAGGCGTTGCTAGCACCGCACGTGCTAGCGCGCCACAAGATCGACCCGGGCCGGGCCCCGTTGACTGTGGACGAAGTCGCCATCGAAGGCGCGCTTCCGAAATTCGAAGGCGTGCCGGCCGACGTGCTCGAGGCGATCGAAGCCGCGATTGCCGCCGGCACGTGGCACGCGCTGGACGGCCCCGCTGTGGCTACGGTTCGCCGGCAAATCGGCGTAGCGAAAGCGGAGAAAATCGGCGAGCTTGCCGCGACAGAGCTTGAAGGCGGCTGTGGCAAGATGCTCATTTTCGCGGAGCACACGGCGGTAATCGACACGCTCGCGGCGAAGCTCGCAGGCCAGGCGGTTGTCATCGACGGCCGCACGCCGCAACGCGTCCGGGAAGCCGCGTTGTCAGATTTCCAGCACACGCCTTTTCCGCGCGTCCTGATTTGCCAGCGGATGGCGCTGAAAGAGGGTGTGACGCTGACGGCCGCCACGCGCGTGCTCTTGGCCGAACCGCCGTGGACGCCCGACGATTGCGAGCAAATGATTGCACGCGCGTGGCGCCGAGGCCAGAGGCAGCCCGTTCGCGCGTCGTTCGTGTACCTGCACAATTCTTTCGACGCCCGCGTTGCGGCTACGCTGGCGCGGAAAACGGCCGATCTCGCGAAAATATCATTGGCGACGCTACGAAATTAGCGTTGCGCAATAGATTTTTAACTGCCGAAGCGCTATTTACGTGTCATCCGATGCACCTAACCCGTTGCGGAGACACACGAAATGCAGCTTCAACTTACCCTCACCGAAACATTCGACGACCCGGCCGACTTCGCCGCGTTTGCCGCACAACTCAAGTCGTTCCTGGCCAGCGTCGGCCGGTCGCTTACTGTCGCGGCGCCTGCCATCCCGAGCGGCCCCGCGACCGATCCGGCGCTGTTGGACGCGATGCGCGACGCCGCGGAGGTTCCGGCGGTTCCGGCGGTTCCGGCGGAAGCAGAGCCGAAGCGCCGCCGCGGGCGCCCGAGCAAGGCCGATGCCTCGCCCGCCAGCGGCGAGGCGCCCGAGCCTGCCCCGGCTGCCGCGGCCGTGACGACGGGCGCCCAGGTCGTCACTGACACGTCGGCGGTCGCGATGGCGGCGAGCATTCCGCCCGCCCCGAAGAATTTCGACGAATTCAAGCCGCACGTTCTCGAATTTGTGAAGGCGCATGGCGTGAAGGAAGGTCCGGCTAAGTGGACGGCGTTTCTCGCCGCGCGGGGCTTCAAGACCGTGTCGGACGTGACGACGGGCGACAACGCCGCGGCGAAGATCGCCGCGCTTTGGCCCGACATGGTCCAGGCAATTGCGGAGGCGAAAGCCGCTTCCGCCAAGTGAACCCCGGCTGGTGTTGCGTCGGGTGCGCGTCCGCCCATGGTGTTGCATTGGGCGGACGCGCTTCAAGCCCGGCGGGCTGGTGTGCCGCCGGCGCGCACACGGTCAAAACCCGAATTGAATTCGTAGCGGAGGGGATTACGCATGCTGGAATGGTGGCGAGACTTTCAGACTTGGCGCCTCATCCGGCGCAATCACCGATGGATCCGCCGCGCCCGAAAGGCGTTGCAGGCGGGGGATTATCACCGCGTCAGCGCGTGTCTCCGGAAAGTCAACCACGCGGAAATGGAACTCGCGATGGCGAGACTTCAAGCAAGGGGGCGGGAACAATGAACGGACCAACAGCACATTCGTTTCTTGGCGGCAGCGTCGCTAAGCAATTCATCAATTGCCCCGGATCGGTTCGTATCCGCCGGGCGTTGCCGCCGACGCCGTCCAGCGTCCACGCGGAGGAAGGTACGCGGTTGCACGCGCTGCAAGAGCACTGCTTGCGCGAAGGGGAATACGACGCGAGCGGCTACGTCGGGGCGTTGCTGCCGGAAGATCCCCGGAACGCCGCGCCTTTCACGAAAGAGCAAATCGCGGCCGTGAATGCGGTGCTTCGCCACGTCGAAACGCTCATGCAGCTTCCCGGCGCGGAATTGTTCGTGGAAACGAAATTCACTCTCGCCGACATCCGGGAAGGCATGTTCGGAACGTGCGACGTGTGCGTGTGGACGCCCGAGCGGCTTCATGTCGTGGACGCCAAGTATGGAAAGGGCGTCGCGGTAGAGGCCGCGGAGAACGATCAGCTTCGATACTACGCCGCCGGCGCGCGGCGCGTGTTCGGGGATCGCACGCCGTGGGAATTGACGCTGACAATCGTTCAGCCCCGGCTTGCAGTCCCGCACCCCGACGGCCCGGTGCAGTCGTGGGACGTGGATTTGATTTCGCTCATGGCGTGGGAAGCGGAGCTTGCGGAGGCAGTCGAGCGGACGGACGCGCCCGACGCGCCGCTTGCCGCCGGCGATTGGTGCCGGTTCTGCCCCGGGGCGCGTATCCAGGCGAGCGGCGACTACGGTTGCGCGGCCGTGGCAGCCAAGATCAACGCCGCCCGGGATGACGCGTTCGCCGTGCTCGAGGATCCGCCCGTGCTGGCGGGCATGACGGCCGCGGAGATTGGCCGCCGTTATTCCGAGCTCGCTTTGCTCGCGAAGTACATCAAGGATTTCTCGACATTCGTCCGCGCGAAGGCGCGCACGGAATTGCCGGACGGTTTCGAATGGGCGCCCGGCGGCCGTTCATGGAAATGGAACAAGCCCGCCGGCGACGTGCTCGATTTCGTGCGCGCAATCGACGGCGACACGGCCGCGGCGGATCTCACTTCGATCGTTACCCCGATCCAAGCGGAAAAGGCGCTTGGGAAAGACACGTTTGCCGCCGTCGCGGCTTTCGTGGACAAAGGCACTTCGGCCCCTTCACTCGTCAAGAAAGGATCACGAAAACAGACACTCACCCTTGCCCAAGTTGCGGACTACTTCGCGGCCAACAATGACGCGGCGTTTTCCGAAATCGAATAACTCGAATAATCACCAGTAAACCTAGAAGGGAAATCGCATGCAACCCGAAGACCTCGCCCGCCTCATGACCGCGCATCCGTTCCGCGTCCTGAACGATCAGGGCGGCAACCCGTCCGGGCAGATCGTCACCTGTCCCGTGCGCGTCGGCTTCCTGGCAATCGACAAGCTCTATGCATCTAAGAAGTATCCGAGCCGCACGCCGGAAGCGTCGGCCACGCTGATCGTCCCGCCGTCGGCCGATCTGTCCGCCTTGCAGAACGAAGCGCGGCGCATCGCCGGGCAGCACTTCGGCGCGGCGCTAAACACGCCCGTTTCGGTCAATGATCCGGTCTCGGGGCAAATGGTCCAGACGACGGCCGCGAAGCTGATGCGTTGGCCGTGGAAGTCTCAGAGCCAGAACAAGGGCAAGCCCGGCTATTCGGCCGACGGTTCGGGCATCTTCCTCCGCGCCGGTTCGCAGTTCCTTCCGCGCGTGATCGACGCGAAAAAGAACGTGATCCCGTCCGACGATCCCGCGCTTTATCCTGGCATGTGGTGTCTGGCGCTGTTGCGGCTGTACGCGTATCCCAAGGTACTGCCGCCGCGGTTCGGCGCTGAAACGATTTTCGGCGTGAATGTCGGGCTCGTTCAGCTCCAGAAGATCGGCGACGATGCCCGACTTTCGAGCGGTTCGAACGGTGACGACGCTTTCGGCATCCTCGAGCACGCCGGCGCGACGGCCGCGGCGCCCGCCAATGTCCCGGACGCAAGCGGCATCGCGTGGTGAAGTCTTCGGGCGCGGCGGGCTGAAACTCGCCGCGCCCGAATTGTCTGCAAAGCGAAACGCCGTGAACTACTACAACGAAAACAACCCCGGCGCCGCGCGATGGTTGCGGAACCTGATTGAAGCGGGCGAAATACCCTATGGCCACGTTGACACTCGCGATATCAGGGCCGTGCGATCCGAAGACCTCCGCGGCTATACGCAATGCCATTTCTTTGCTGGCATCGGCGGATGGTCGCTCGCGCTCCGTCTCGCGGGATGGCCGGACCATCGTCCAGTTTGGACCGGCTCTTGTCCGTGCCAGCCTTTCAGTATTGCCGGGCGCCGCAAGGGCACGTCCGACGACCGGCACCTATGGCCGACCTTCGCGAGCCACATTCGCGAGTGCCGCCCTGCAAGGATCTTTGGCGAGCAAGTTGCAAGCCGCGATGGCCGGGCGTGGCTCGGCGGAGTACGCCTTGACTTGGAAGACTTGGGATATGGCGTCGGGGCCGCCGATTTGTGCGCTGCGGGCGTCGGGGCGCCGCATATCCGGCAACGACTGTTCTTCGGCGCAATCCGGGTGGTCCACGCCGACGACGACGGACGCGAAGCGCGGGACGAAGCCGCCGCGGCCTTGGGATACGGGCGTTCCGTTGACACAGCAAGTCGGGCTGGCCGTTTCAGGATGGCCGACGCCGACGGCATCGGGCTTCAATTCGCGGGAAGATCCGGGGCAATGGCGGGCGCGGCAAGCCAAGCTCAAAGCGAAGGGGGTCAACGGGAACGGGGCGGGCGTCCCGTTTGGGGTAGCGGTCCGGGAAGCGGCGGGATGGCCTACGCCGAAAGCGGGCGATTGGCGCGACCCGCGCGTTTCCGAGAAG